GTCAGCGTGGACAATCGGGGATAAATGCTCAAAAGAGAACAGCTTTGATTCCTCATCTGGGGCAAAGCGCATTCCAACCTTCTCCAAGTACGGTCTTAGGAAACAACAAAGCTGAATATCCTCATTGTTGAGCATTTGTAGGCCAAACCGCTGCACCGTAATCCCATAATTTGTCATCGCTTGCAGAAACCGCTTACTGCGTAGACTAAACCCACCGTTCTGCACGATCCGACATTCACCCTTACCCACATATTCGTAGTTTCTGTAAAAGTGAAAGTCTGGAGTAAGTGCGGCATGGGTTAGGCCACCAATAAAATCGTATTGCAGCCACTCATCCCGCCAGTTCTCGGCATTTAATGCCCAGCCATCATGCTGAACAATCAGCGCGTAGTCTGTTTCTATGTACGCATGAAGCTGATACATCACAAAGTCGCTGTAACCCTCATAAGTCATGGGAGAGTTTAAGAACTGCTGCTCAATATCAACATCCAACGGAACGTCAGTAATCAATAGCGGCTTAGAACCAGGCAGTGCAGCGCAAGTCTTCTTGATTGCTGGTACAGCATCCATGCCTTTACCATTGCCATAGATAGCAACAACCGTAATGTTTTTATATTTATTGGCTTCCATAAATCCCTATGCGCTTTAGATAATCCGCAACATTGCGGCCTACGGCAATCTGTTCTGGCGTACTGTCATCTTGAGTTCGGCTAACGCTGCGCGTAATCTTCTGTGCCATCAGTCTAGGCTGCAACTGTTCTGCAAATGCAGCGCAAGCAAGAGCTGCTGCCATGACGCGATCATCTTTGTTGCGGCCTGAGGCATGAATAGCGCCACCATCACGCACAATGGTTTTCATTTCATCCACTAGGTCAATGGAATAAATGTCCATCATGCCGCGCTCAAAGTAATCCTTCATGTAGGACAGCATCCGTTCTTTACTGGAAGCGGTCGTAAGCCAGCCAATAGAGTTAGACAAGCCGCCTAGCGTGTCGTTGCGCCGCCAGATGTAGTTGCTCATGCTGCCCAGCACGTTCATCAGGTCATGTCCTATTGCGCCGCCAATAGCGGAGGCTTGACGCTTTAGGTTACGCAGTTCGTTGATAACCGCTTGACCAGGGCCATTGACCTCAAGGTTTAGCGTTGAGTTCTTGTAAGCGCCAGCAAGGTGGGCAATTACCCACGCAAACTGATAGGTGTTCATCTCAGATGTAGCAAACTCTGCCACTTGCTCCATACCGTCAGCATAGCAACGATAAACTTGTATGCAGAAGCGATCAGCCCAGTCAGAAGAACCATAAGCAGGATCAGCACCAATAACGTAATAAGCCGTATCAATCGGTTCCTCCCAAACTTTCAAGGTTGCTAGTCTTTCCGTGGACTTCAGCACTTCTGTGTCCTGGAAGTTTGCTCCCATGCTGTAGCGGTAGTAATCGCACTCTACCTTCTTAGCTATCTTCATAACGTCAGTGCAACGGGCGTTAGAGAAGAAGCTGGTTCCCGTCATGATGAAGGCATAGTCTTCCGTGGGCGGGAATTCCTGATACATGAGCGCATCATCTTTGATGCCTTCGTAGAGCTTCCAGCGCCACCAGGCCATCTGTCGGCTATTGATCTCTACGTTGTAGAGCTTCTTAATATCGCGTGTCCATTCCTTTTCTTCGGGCGTAAGTCTGCCATCCCAATAGACTTTGTAAATCTGTGAATCGCCATCAACGGAATAGAACTGATTGCGCCACCAGCCGCAGAAGATAGCGCGTTGGGTTCTGGCTTTACGCGCAGTGACGTACATATCGTGGAACATATTGAAGCCACGGGCGGTGGATTCAAAGATGTACATACGGTTTGGGTTGTTCTCCGCAAGGGAGGCCAGCAAGGAGGCTAGGCCTTCTTCGTCACCCCAGGATGAAGTTTCGGTTCCGTGTAGGTAGGTAATAGCTTTACCGCGACCAAGACTGCCTTTAGCTCTGAGTCCAGCGACTTGATAAAAGAGGCGGCTTCTGTTCTTGAGCGAAAGCTGGTTTCGATTGTGTGCGAGTAGTGGAATCTTGTACTCTTTCGGAAGACCTTCCATATACATGGAGAGGGTGCTTCTGAACATATCTCTGTTTTCTTCTGTGTCTGTGGTGAGGGTTCCTTGCAGACCAGGGTTGAGGAAGTGCCAGTAGAGGTCGAGTGCAAGTGAGATGGTAGTGATGCCAAGCTGCCGTCCTTTCAAAATAACAAAGAAATGCACATCTTCAGCCAGTCCTTGTGCAATCTCATCCATGACATAGGTTTGCGTACCTAGAAGATTGTCCATCTTCCGCAAGCCCTGTTCTTTTGTTTCGATCTTTAGCTGAGAGCAAAACCGGTAGAACTGGTTTAAATTAAATTTCATAGTTTGTACGCCCTAATCAGGCGGCACTTCTGGCGGTCAGCATACGAATAGTCTGGGTTAATTTCTGCGGTTTTGCAGTTGAGTTCTGCCTTAGGTCTAGCTTCCCAAATAAGTGATGCCATGTAGAAGCAGAGTATTGCCACAACGGACACATAGACGTAAATAATAAGTTCTTTCATTTTTTGGCTCCCCGCCGATCTTTCTCGAAAGACTCTAAATTCCAGTTGGCAATCCTTGCTCTGGCTTCGTAATCACGCGCCACCCTCAGGAGTTCTTTTGCCATGTCTGGGCTAAATGCTTCTTTCCAATATGCAGCCAGTGCTTTCTTTTCTGCCGGAGAAACAGCAGCCATAGCTCTACGCATTTGGTCTTTCAGTATCTTTCTTGATAACAAGAGTTCTTCTTGATACCTGTCTTCAGGCTCTTGCTTCTCCATCGATGACCTTTCGCAAGTGCGACAGTTCTGCCAGGCATTCTGCTAGCAGACCGGCAGACTTGGCATTGACACGACGGAGTTCCATGACCAGTTCAGCATGGTTCATGCGGCGCACCGCATCCCAATAGTCATCTTGCTCCATCTCGATATAGTCTTCATGTAGCTCCACTACGTTGCTCATATAGGCTCCTATTTGCCATCGTCATCAATATCGTCCATCAGCTCCTGAATCTTGTCTTGCGCCGTTTGCAGCATCTTTGCTGACTCCGTATGCACCCTCATTAACTCAGAGAAAAGCTGGGCATGGGTCATAGACCAGCACTTCTCCATGTAGTCCTTCTTTGCATTTTCCATCGCCAGCCACGCATCGTGGCCGTTCTGAGGCTTTACGCTGTTCTCCATACCCGCACCCCTTCTCCTTCCTTCCTGGCTATAAACTTCTTCTCCATACGCTTCCCAGCCCTCCAGTTGGCATTCAGCACAACCTGCAACGCCACACCCGCAATAAAGAAACTATCCCCAACCTCCATGTCCTCATGCGGATACCGACGGTTTACCTTCCCCTCCGGTATAGGAATGTTGTTCTCCAACCTAATACCGCTATATTCAGTCATAAGCATACCTACCTCCCTATAATCATAATACTCAGAGGCTATAAGTAAAGCAAGCAAAAAAAAGCCTCCCCGAAGGGAGGCGAACAACCGGCTACAGCGCCAGCGAAGGATTCAACACGACTGAGGACTAAGGGCAATGGTTTTTAGCCTGTCACGTTTCCAGTCACCAACTGGTGCTGTAATCCTCATGCGTGTTGCCCCTGGCGTTGAGCGCACCAAGGGCGATTAGGTGTGAGCGCCACCTAACCCGTCTAATCTTTAAGGAACATACGGAATAAAGATTACACCAAAAGACAGAATCCAGAAAACTGATTTTTTCTATGGGGGGAAAGGGGAATGGGGCGCGCACAATAGGAACCCAAGTCCCACCGAGTCATACCAAAGAGACAATTACAAGCCTGGCATCTTTGTTGTCAGTCCATTACCCTTTTAAGCTGATGACTTGCATCAAGCAGAGCATTGAGCACTGAGCATTGACGGGAATTCCCCTAGTCCACTGCCTTGCCATAGTTATAATGTATGTTAGCAGATTGTAAAGCGCTACACTCCCTGATTGTGACGTAAGTGTAGTTTCCCTGTATATATATTATATATATAGATAAAGACTATTAACTACCTATATACGATAAATATATTTATTCATCTATATAGAATATATCGCTTGCAATAATAAGATACTCAACTATAATCATTAACAGCAGCAAACATTCTTTAATTAGATATAAGGATTAGACAATGAAAGACTCAACAATATTCTTGTTACTTGGCGTTATTTTGTTGCTGATAAGCATTTTCGGCATTGCTATCGGTAAACCGCTATTGCTCTGCGCTTTGATGACATTGGCTGGTAATGCGCTAATGGTTTTGTTTCTAATTGCTTTGTCGCAAGATCAATAAACCGCAATTCATTCATTAGACTGGAGATTAGACAATGAATATCTATCAGGAAATAACAGATTCAATCATTGCAGAGCTGGAAAAAGGCGCTGCGCCGTGGATAAAGCCTTGGAATGCGCCACAAGGCGCTGACAAGAATGTCATCTCGCAAAAGCCTTATCGCGGCATTAACCGCTTATTGCTTGCAATGGTTGGCGGTATTAAAGGCTACTCTAATCCGGCATGGGCTACCTATAAGCAATGGCAGGATATGGGCGGGAATGTTCGCAAAGGCGAAAAAGCTGCAAAGATCATCTTCTGGAGTCAGGCCAAATCAACGAATCCCGAAGGCGAAGAAAAGGCTTACGCTTTTGCAAAGGCATACTTTGTCTTTAATGTTGCACAAGTTGAAGGCATTGACATTGTTGTTTCTGAAGATAAACAGAATGACAATGCAAAGATAGAGAATTGCGAATCTACTATCAAAGCTACCGAAGCAAACATCATCCACGGCGGCGATACCGCTTGTTTCATCCCTTCATCCGACATTATCAGAATGCCGGAAATTGGCACGTTTCAATCATCAGAGCATTACTATGCAACGGCTTTTCATGAGCTAACACACTGGACTAGTGACAAGAAACGTTGCGACAGAGACATTAGCAAAGGCCGTTTCGGTAATCCTGATTATGCTTTTGAAGAACTGGTTGCAGAACTAGGTGCGGCTTTCCTATGCTCTACTCATGGCATTGCTGGCGATTTGCGTCATGCCGGTTACATAGAATCTTGGCTAAAAGCATTGAAAAACGATAACAAGGCAATATTCAAGGCATCAGGATTAGCTCAGTCTGCTGCTGATTATGTTCTAAATTGCAAGGTATCAGAGAATAGCGAATTGCTTGCAGCTTAATGATTCACCCTAGCCGGTAGGGTTTACCGGCATTCCTTACTGGAGATTAGACAATGTACAAATACTGGATTACTTACCATTGCGCTACTTATGAGCATACCCGTAGAGAATACGGAGAAACAGATAACGCTTTTGACGTATTGAGAGCATATTGGCGAATTTCCGAAAAGAATCGGGTTCTATCTGTTGATGTCGACGGCTTTGAAGGGGTTACACAATGAAAAAAATACAATACTTTGCGATTCTTTCCGGCTTTATTGTTTCAGCAATAGGCTATCTGATTGACGATTTTGATACCGCTGAATTCTGTTTGCTGATTCTGACATTCACACTTGGCGCATTGGTTACCGCTTGCCAAAAAGATACTATTTAATCGGAGATTAGACAATGAAGAAAATTTTTTATCAAATTAGAGAATACAAAACTCCAATTGCGTACAGTACGCCACTAGGGGAAAAGTTAAGGCCGCGCTGGAGATGCATTAAGTTAATTGCCAGATTAACCATAGACGGACACCGTGACATTGTCATGGTTCCGTTTTCAGTTGATTACAAGTAAAGCGATTTAAGCCGTTTTTTAATCTAGGGTTATCGGACTATCGGTAACCCTATTTTTTCGGCTTAAAAGCCGTTTTAAGGGGATTAGCATGGGCAAAATCAAATATTTGGGCAATTCTACCTTCCGCCATGATGGTTATCGTGATGGATTAGCGGGAAATATTGCTAGTCCGCCGTCATTGCTAGTGCATTTGATAACAGAATACTTTGAAGGTTATGAAATCGGCAATGCAGATCGACAAGATCAGTTCAGAATCAGCAGGATGGAAACCGAAATGGATTAGAGCCGTTTTAAGCCACGAATGGGCGGTATGGTAGTCTGACTACCTATCGCCTTTTTTTCCGTCCATACGCGCCCGTATGCGCGTTTAAAGACCATAGGAGAGAGCCAATGAGCCAGCCTTCAAAAGTCCGCAGCATCTTCCCGCCAGCACATCCGGCCACGCAGCCAAGAGCGAGACCCAAAGTGAAAACCAAAGCGACCAGCATTCTGGATCAGACGTTCGACTACACGCCAGCAGTAGAAACTAATCTCGCGGCTAAGTTCAGAGCGATGGGATTCAAAGCAAAACCTAAGAAACCGAAGTTTGGAAAATAACAACTGATTATTTTTTAAGCATCTATATATGCTTTTATATGGATAAAGATAATCTTAGTCGAGTAGTACTCCGAAGGAGTAGTACTTGTATATCTATATCTTTGCAAGTCTCATGCCATATAAGTTATGCACAGGCTATCCACAGACTTATCCACAGATAGTCTTAACCTAATAAATTACCTGACGGAATAGATATTATTCATTGTTAAAGATTATTGTTTTCAGATAATGTTGCATTGTGCAATTTCGCACAGATCAGACCCTAACCTGGGAGATTAGTATGGCCTACCTGAAAGACATAAAGCTCTGCATTGACTGTGCTTTTTACGGCAGTTTTCATGGTCAACGTGACCGCTGTATCAATCCCGAAAGAACAATCGTTAATCCCGTTAATGGCGAGGAAGTCTTCCCGCTTTGCATTTCTGAGCGTACATCTGTTAGCGACAAAGGATGCGGTGATAAAGCGCAATACTTTGTCTTAAACGCTGATGCTGCCGCTGAACGTGAAGTGCGCCGCCAGCAGTTTGAAGAAGCCATGCGCGATGCGCCATTCTGAGGGGAAGACCATGACAGAAGAATTCAATCAATGGTGGAACTCTGAATCATTAAATACTGACAATCTTTACCGGAAAGACAGTCCAGCTTATTGGGCATGGGAAGGATGGCAAGCAGGAGTGAAGGCAGAGCGTGAGGCTTGCGCCAAAGTCGTAGAGCAAGCAGGGATGGATGGATACGGCACGACAGCAGCCGCC